GCTTTCACTCGCGCTGGCGCATTGTTTGAAGTCGAAAAGCGTCCGCTATTTGTTAAGAACGAAGACGTTTATCAGCAAATTGACCAACGTGTTGCTGTTTGTCGTATGGACAATAATGAAGTTTTGGGCACTGTTTCGCCGCAGTATGAATTGATCCAAAACGAAACATTATGCCAATTGGCTGAAATGCTTCGTGATGACATCATTATGGATACGGTGGTTGTACTTAAAAAAGGCGCCAAGATTGCCTTTACCGGCAAAATTCTTGGTACTGATGCAAGTATTGTTGAAGGTGACAAAATTCATCGTAATTTTGTTGGTTATCTTGGCCATGATGGAATGACATCATTTGGCGGAATGTTTACAGATATTCGTGTTGTTTGTCAAAATACTTTAGGCTTTGCCCAGGCAGATGGCGCACGAACTGGCAAGCAGTTTTCCGTCAATCATACAAAAATTGGTATTGCACAAATTGATGAAATTATGCGCAATATCGACGTTGCTCGTCAAACATTTGGTAAGCACGTAGAAGAATATAAGCGCATGGCGGAAACACCAATGGATTTTGAAAGTTATAAAACATGGCTTGGTCATCTTTATAACTTGCCATCTGTTGCAACTCCTGAAGGTATCAGGCATGGCACGATTGAAGATTCTCCTCGCAAGTGGGAAAAACTGCGTAATGCTTATGCTGGTGGATATGGGACACATTTTGATGGCGTTCAGAATACCGTATGGGGCGGATATAACGCTGTGACGGAAGTCGAAACCAGCTTGCGCGATGGCAAGCTGTCCACCCGCTTTCAATCTGCCACCTGGGGGCAGGGTAGCCGCGTGGTCGAACGAGCCAGGGCCAGCGCTCTGCAGTTATGTGGGGTGAATTGATCAGCTCACGCAATTGTAATCAAGCCCGGCAAGTCCGGGCTTTTTTGTGTTTTGACGCAATTACAATTGTAAAGTTTTACATCAGCACGGCGCTGGTTGTTTTGCTCTGCGCTATGATCCAAGAAAGGGTAAGCAGTTTAGCCCTTTCTATTTCCATGAATTTACTTCAATCAACGAAAAACCAAAACTTTCAAAACATAAAAATCGGCGACATTATTGCTGTTACTGATCGCACTTCAATCATGCTTCTTGAGGTTACAAAAGTAACCAAGGCAACGTTTGCTACAGAAAAGCATGTATTTAATAAGTCAAATGGTGAATTAAGAGGAAGCAGTCGTGATCCATGGAGTCATGTTTTTGCGTGGATTCCAACCGAAGAAGAAAAGCAAGAAATTGAAAAAGCTATTCAAATGAGGCGATTGCAAGTTGCTGCTAGATTCAGGCTGCAACAAGTTGGTCATTCTGTTGATACGCTTTCAGAAGATGACTTAAAGACATTAATTAACCAACTTCACTCATATATGCCCAAGCGATAAAAAAGGCTGACAATTATCAGCCTTGTCTTGCGAATTGGCTAGATGCAATCAATCATCATCTTCAAAATCGTCATCATTGTCGCCATCTTCATCGTCTTCGTCGTCATCTCCAATATGAATCAATTCATAAGCGCCTTGAAACCGTGTTGCCATTGAAGTTAAAAACATAACTTCCTCGCGCTCCATTTCTTGAGAAACAGAGTCTTCATAGCTAACAGCCAAAGACATCAGAATTGTTTCCACAAGCTTGTGATATTCATCCGCCGAAAATTCACATTCATCAAGTTGTGTCATCACATCAGACACGCGATCATCAGTCAGATCAGGGGTGTCGGTGGCGTCGAACGGCAGGGAGTCAGTCATGGCCATTTGGTATCGGCCTAAGCAGTTTAGCGCATTGAGTGGGCTTTGTGACGAATTGCGACAGGTTAATCCCGTGCGCTGGCCTTGCGTCTTATGATCAGTGCATCGGGAGGAGAGATCCGACCGGCACTCAATTGCGCTTCTATCATGACCGACGCTTTCACTTCCTATAGAATTCAAAGGGCTCAAGACCTTCTTGCATCGGCTGGCTGGTGCATTGATCTTTTTCAATGGCATCCCGCCTTTACGGCGTATAGATACAATTGGCTAAAAAGCGGAGACACAATTTTTCAGTGTCAAAGAGGATTTGAGACATTGATCGTGATAATTCATCGCGAAGATGATTACAAGCCCTTTGAGGGCTTAATGCAATATCATTGGGCTTTTAACAGTCAATTCGCCTCGAAAGGCGAGTCGGTTGATTACATCAAGGATTTTTTGGCTCCTTTTTTGGCTACAGCTCAACCACAACAAGCTTCACCCTTGAATTCTCCTCGGTCTACCTCTTCTATTGTGCAAGCCATGACCACCCCTACCGTCCAAGAGATTCTTGCTCAAACTTCCGTTGGGTGGAACTATCACGACTGGCCCACCCCTGGTGGTGGCGTGTTTTGCGTCACAACGGAGCGCCTTAAGCCGGCTCTTGAAGCGGTCTACGACCCTTCCATGCCCAACTGGCCTCTTTTGGTTGACTTATTTTGACCACCTTTCGCTCAAACCTTCTCACTTGCAAGCCATGACCACCCTTCCAACAATCCACCTGAACGGAACCGATGCAGATAGCCTATATACTGAGTATCGCGCAGTGCGCAAGGCCGTTAGCCAAGCCTCTGATGCTTTAGTTGCAGCAACCTGCAATGCAAGGGATTTTTATCCTCAGCGTTCCGACGCATGGCAACGGGCTCGCAATGAGCGTGATGAAGCACTGCAGATGCTCCAGCGAGTTTATGAGTATGCCGAGCGATGGGAAATGCACGCGCTTGATCATCGCCGCGCCAAATAGCGACAGCTCGTTGACGACAGCCCCGCAGGTTCGGGGCTTTTTCATGCCTCAGGTCAATTACAACAGATTGTTACAGATCCGCCCCCCTGGCGGCAACGCACCCTATGATTGGCACATGAGGCGACAGAGACAGCCTCAGCAGCCGGCGAGGCCCTGAGATGGCCCCGGCCACCATCCACTCAAACCACACCCTTTTCCGCCATGAAACCATCTGATTTTTCCTCCGCCAACATTGGCCGCAATCTGGAAACTGCAGCCCGCGTCATCACACCCCTGATTGCTCTCGCGATCACCACCGCTGAACTGGTCTACTGGCTGGGCGGTGAGCTGCGCATTGCGATCGACACCAGAAACGATCAACTCGCCGCCTGGTGGGTTGCAGTTCTGGGGGTTGCGCCAGCGCCAGCGCCAGCGCCAGCGCCAGCACCAGCACCAGCACCAGTACCCACCGTCACTCCTGATCCCATCATGATCGCCCCTGCCCCCGCCCCAGTCCGCAAACCACGCACCTACGCCAAAAAGGCCGCCGTAGCGGCCCCTCCTGCTCCTGCCGCTCCAGGCCCGAAGCGCCCCCGCCCAGCCAAGCGGGCGCCTAAGCGGGCTTTGCTGGAGGTAGTGGCCGCCTGATTTCAGTGGGGCCGCTCCTGCGGCGGCCCCTTCAACATCATCCCTATCATCCCTGGTGACTACCAATGAAAACAGAAGATCGCCTCAATCAGTTAATAGCAATGCCAATGAATCAAGCACTTAAAAAAGCTCAACAACTCGTTGAGTATTTGTCGGCAAGGTATGGATTCTGCGGTGACATGGTTGTATGTGCTTACGAAACCTATGCAATAACAATAGAGGACAACGAAGGTGGATATTGCGATAATGAATCACGCTTGTTTTTAGAGTCGCTAGATTAGTCTCTTTATCAGCAAGTCCTCTCAACTGTTAGAACATGAGTCGCATCAACGGAATTACAAGTTATTCTGATGATCTAATTGCTACGGCTCGTTCAATTGATCATTTTGAAGTCTCCTGTGGCATTTATGAAAAACAGTTGCTTAATCGAGCAACACTTGGAAATGTTGATACAGCAGGCGCAAACAATGCAATTGTTCAAGGCCTTCGACTGATATGCAAAGCCCATGGTCTTGACGTTGAAAACAAACCTAACAGCAATCAGTTTGTGTATGGCGCAGGATCTGTATTTTTGCACAAAGATCACCTCGGAAGTATCCTAGAAGTTTGCGTGCTTGTTGGTGTTGAAAATCTATCGGAGCTTTTGCAAGACTCCTATGTCCATAATTACCCTTGCGCCTTGATAACCGAAGGCGAATTTATTGAGCTTGAGATTGGTGACGTTTTTATCTTTGATCCAAGTATTTATCACGCTTGGATGTCTAACAGAAAATGGCTAATTGCAACGCAGTCGGTTATAAAGCCAGATCGTTCAAGTGCTGCTGTTGACCACAAATCCCAATAGACATCAAACTCTAACCCTTTTGCTTTTTCATTGCATTTTTTTTAATGACTCATCATCCAAAACGCAATCTACAAGTTCTAGGCAGTATTGATATAAATGAAACGAGCTATCACAGGAAAATGCTAAGAGAAAGCACGCGATACGGATTGGGTTTTGCGTGGCCTGAGCCAATATCACGCGAAGATCCAATCTTAATTGAGCTGCAAGCAATATGTGAACTAAATGAGTGTACGCCTAAGCTCAGGGATCGCGTTGGCGGCTACTCAAACCCTTTTTATCTTTGCGGGGCAGGCTCGATTACTCCGCATGAAGATACCGGGCTTGGATGGACTATAAATGCACTTGTTTCAACGAAAGACTTGTCAAAGAATTTTCAGTCTGGCGACGAAGTTAACAGTTGCACCCTACTTGCACAAGGAAGACATATCATCGTTCAAGAAGGAGATGTTTTTCTGCTTAATACTAATATAGAACATACTTGGGTCGCCAATTGTAGATGGCTACTTGTGGGTCAAGGTGTTACATTGAAAAAAGCAATCAAATGAACTACACAATGATTGACAGCTCGCCTTCGAGTCGCAAGCCGCGTGTCCTACGTCACATGACAATTAAAACAAACAGTTTTCATAAAACTCTACTAAAGCAAGCTACGCAATACTATTTAGGAAGTGTTCATACTGCTTATCCAGAAGAAAATGATTTAATTTTAGATAGTTTGCGTAAAATATGCAATCTACATGGTTTTGAATTTAAGCGCAAAAATAGCAAGTTTTGCTATCCTTCTTGTTATATCTATGGCGCTGGATCTGTAGAGCCACATTATGATAATAGCTTTGGCCTTTCGCTAGGTGTGCTTGTTGCAAAGCAAAACATAACACGGACTATTACAACTATTGATAACTGCTTCCTTTTTGCAAGCAATAAAGTTTTAACAATCAACGTAGGAGTTGTTTTTTTGTTTAATAGTGACGCTAGGCACGCTTGGATGGCCAATTGTCGATGGGTGATTGCAAGTCAATCTGTTAGGATAAGGAAGGCTAATTAATTCTAGTTTTGGTGCCTTGATCAGCAATGTTTAACCCCGACTTCTACCCAACGCCATCCGAAGTAGCGGCCACCATGCTAGATCCACTGGATCTGCGTGGTCGCACGGTAGTGGAGCCCAGTGCAGGTAGCGGCAACCTGGTGAAAGAAGCCATGGATCGCGGCGCTACAGACGTGCTCGCGGCTGAAGTTGAGCCACGGCTAAGGGCCATCCTCGCGGCAATCCCTGGCTGCCAGTTGATCGGCGGCGATTGGCTACAGGTTCAGGCAGAGCAGATTAGCCATGCGGATGTGATCGCAATGAATCCGCCGTTTAGCGCAGATGAGCATCATATTCTTCACGCCTGGAAGATTGCGCCGCCCGGTTGTGAAATCGTAAGTCTATGTAACTGGTCAACAATTAACGAAAGTCGTCATAATTTTCGCGCTTGTCGAGAGCTGCGCGTACTAATCAATGATTATGGAAGTCGCTTAAATTTAGGGCCAGTATTTGAAAATGCCGAGCGCACAACTCGTTGCGAGATTGGCATGGTTCGTTTAATAAAACCTGGGCGGCGATCTTCTGGCGGCGATGAATTTGAAGGTTTTTTTCTGGGGCCTGATGAAATAGAAGCGCAAGGAGAAGGGATTATCCCTTATCGTCGCTCAAGGGATCTAGTTAATAGATATGTTGAGGCTTGCAAAATTTATGATCAACAATTAGAAGCTGGTGTGCGACTACAGGCTCAAATAGGCGGTATTTACAAGGGTGAGCTAGGAATTCAAATCACTCTTGATGGATGTGCGCCTTCGCGATCACGATTCCGAAAGGAATTACAAAAAGACTTCTGGAAGTCTGTGATTGCTGAGATGCTGCCTCGTGAAAAGGCTACCAGTCAACTGCAGGGTGATATAAACAAATTTGTTGAACAACAAGAGCAGGTGCCATTTACAGAGAGAAATTTATTTAGAATGCTATGTATTATCGCGGGGACCACCGATCAGCGAATTGATCGAGCTATTGAAGCAGTATTTGATAATTTAACAAAACACATAAAAGATAATCGCTGGCAAGTAGAGGGATGGGCAACCAATGAACAGTATTTATTTGGTCAAAAATTTATCATACCTGATGCAGCCACGCCTCATATCATGGGCGCAGGGGTTTGCTTTAGTCGCCATAGCGATGCGGGTCGAAGTGTAGATGATTTGATCAAAGCGCTCTGTTATATTACCGGACGAAAATATGAAGAAATGGAAAAACCTGAATGTGGATTTGATCGCCTTGCGCCAGGCGGCTTGTATGACTGGGGATTTTTTGAGTTTAAGCTATTCAAAAAAGGTACTGGACATTTTAAGTTCAAAGATTTAGAAGATTGGGCACGGTTAAATGCAAGGATTGCCAAAATCAAAGGTCTTGTATTACCAGAACAAATCAAGTCACAGAAAAAACGCAAAAATTAAAACGACTAACCTCACAACATAAAATCTTTTGCTCTAAGCTGATTATCTTTGCTTTTTGCAGCGATGATCAGCTTAGATCTTTGGTGTTTTGTGGAAGAAATGCTTCCGATCATTCAAGAAATTGAGCGCATTGAAGCCATGGCAGCCCAAGACCCTGACGAGCCTGGCCTATCAGATATAAGCAAGCCTAAACAATAGCGCTATGGCTTGTGCGGTGCTATAATTCTATTGTCCGCTCCCAACTTTTTATCATGAGCGCATTGACTGGATCTGAACTGTTGACCGCAGTGAAGAAGCTCGAAAATGAAGGCCTTGGCCAGACTGAGATTGCTCGCCAGACTGGCTATGTGACCACAAAGGGCGATGGCACCGAACGAGCCAGGGTGAATGCTTTTCTGGAGGCTTTGCTGGAGGCGAAGGGTATTTCCCTCGGCGGGAAGAAAAAATCTCCCGGACGATCGCTAACATTCCGCACTCAGGTGCAATTTAATGGCAACCTGATGATCGGCGGCGCTTATACGCGCCAAGCCGGCTTTAATCCTGGCGACAGCTTTGAGATCATCGTGGGAAAAAAGGGCTTCACGCTTAAGCCACTTGCTCAGGGCCAGGCCCCGGAAGGCTGCCCTGACGGCACCTGTCCCACGACCGATGAGGATTCGGAGACCGAAGCTCCCGATCCGATCGACGGCTGATAGATTGCCGCCAGAACAGGCGGAGGGGGGCTTCGGCCCCTTTTTTATTGGTTAAGCATTGTTAAGATGCTGCCCCTTTATTGCTGCTGTATCGGTAAAATGAGAGCACCCGAAAGGGCAGTTTACTTCATTTTGCATGACAAGTTCTTTAGCTCCCAAACCAAAAGCCGGTGCGCTATCTATCTCAGATAACGCCTTAAATGGCTTGCAATCAGCTACCACTGAAGCCACTGCAGTTTATTCTGATGCTACATCAGGAAGTGTTGTGGCTGCTCTCAAGTCTGCTATTGCAATTCAATCGCTGCGAACATATTTCGATGATCCGGGAATCAGATCAGCAATTGTTGCCCTGCAAGATTCGCCCCTCGGATTCAGAACCGACCGGGATCCAAAGATCAAGAAAAAAGATAGAGACGGAAGCTACAGGCCGAATACTCCCTATGAGTATGAGATCGTAAAAGAAGCTGCTATTGAAGCATTGCTGCGCGGATTACAGTTGGTCGGCAATCAATTTAATATCATCGCAGGCAGATTCTATTGCACTAAAGAGGGATTTGAAGCACTAATCAAAGTAGCTCCAATCACTGATTTTCAGTTGAATATCGGAGTTCCAAAGTCTTCGACTGGCGGTGTCACTGTAGAGTGTTCCGCTACATGGATACAAGAAAAAACCGTGTCATTTGCGGCAACTATTCCGGTCAAATCTGATCAGTACAGCACTGCTGATCAGTTGATTGGCAAGGCAACACGAAAGTTTTTGTCGCGTTGCTATCAACAAATGTCAGGAAAAACAATGCCGGATGGCGACTCTTCAGAGCCCGCCGCACAGCCGCTAGGCGGCACGGCGCCGTCAATACTTGAGGCAGCACCCACGGCGGCCCCAGCGACGCTGCAACCATCCTCTAGTGCCGCTCCCGATTCTGACGCCACCCTGACGGAGGAGCAGCGCAGTCGATTAGATGCGGCCATGTCAAAGTGTCTGTCGGCTGTTGGTGCCAGGGCTTTTGAGATGGATGTTTGCGCCTGTTTTCAGATTGACGGCCTAGAATCGCTCCCGGCCGTCAACTTCCGAGATGTGATCGGCGGATTAGGCAATGAAACATCAGTTAAGAGATGGAACATGGGTTGCGCTTCTGGCGGCGATGGCCCTCAAATCCTCACAGATGAAGAGATCAGCGAGTTACAGGTCGATTCTGGGGCTGATGATGACGTTCAGCAGGAGCTGGTATGATTGAAGTCGTTATTCCCTTGAAAGAATTAGACGTACCTTCTGAAGTGCTGGAATTTATCATGGTGCAAGCTGCGCTAAAGATGGATCCAGAAGTACCTAATTCTAACATCAAAAACCTTGCCGCTTGGCATGAAGCAATTCGCCTAGGAGCTTGCTATGGCTATCAATGCGCACTTACTGACATCAATTGCGGCAGTTTCAAGCCTGACGACCCCAATGCCTAGAATACTGGCGTTAGCACTGTTGTCAGCATCTGCGCTTGGATTTGGATTTGTGGCCGGATATTTCTTCCGGCCTTCCCTTGATGATCGCAGACATAGACTACAGCTAACTAAACTTCATGGCCTAATACGTCAAAAAGATAGGCGCATCATTTACCTGCAAACCTTGCTATCTAGAAATGCCAAAAGACAAAATCAACGATGCGATTGAACAGGCGATTGATGAGCTTGTTCAACTGCAAAAAAAAGAAACAACATCATTAGAAGATGTTGTATGCAAGCTCGAAACACTTGCAACCAAATTCAGGAGCATGGCTGATGAATGAAGCTGAATGGCAGCAAAAATGGGGCATTGAACTAACAAGCTCTCCTCAAGTTTTTTGCAAGCTTCCGCGTGAGGCTTATGATGATCTTCCGGGTATTAATGCAAGTTTATGCAAGGAAGTCATCGGCTCAACAGAAGCACATGCCTGGAAAAAGTGCATTGATCCCAATAGGCCAGAACAGGAGGAAAGAGACGCTTTCATCCAGGGCAATATCGCTCATGCGCTTGTGCTCGAATGGGATGAGGTTTCCTCACGTTATGTATTGGCTCCTGATCTACCAAAAAGGCCAACAGAAAAGCAGCTCATAGAACCTGATCGACTGACTAAAGGCGGCAAGCCTGCTAAAGCTTATGAAACATGGAAAGAATATAAAGCAATCGAAGATCAGTGGATTGAGTGGGAGAAAACCAATCTGCCGCCCACGGCTGAGATTGTATCAGAAGCCAACTACTCAAAGGGATTTGCTTATGCCAATGCCTTATGGCAACATCCGATCTTAAAGTACAGATACGAAAAGACCGAAAAATATAGAATGCTTAATGAGATCACCTTTACCTATATTGATACACAAACAAAGCGGCGAATCAAGGCAAGAATAGATTCATTGCGTATTTTTGATGATCACCTTTGGATTGGTGATATAAAAACAGCGCAAGACGCAGGGGAAGGTGAGTCACATTTTGGTTTAGCGATTGCCAAGTACGGTTACATCGTGCAATCAGCATTCTACCATGATGCACTGTATCACTGCCGTACTGCGCTAGAAAAAATTATGGGATTTGCTGAGGGTTCGCTAATTATATTGCCAATCATATTTGAATGGGTTGCTATCGAAAAGGATCCTATTGGACCAGAGTTTATCGGTCGTTATTACATGACTGATGAGCAATTAAGTGATGGCAGGTCGCTGTATCGACTTGCAGTCAACAAAGTTCATTTGTCTTTACAGATTGACTACTGGCCTGGTTATTCTGTATCACCATCGGCAGCAGTCTTGCCGGGTTGGTACAAGCGCACGATCAATCAACAGAAAGCACGCCTCAAGGGGGAGCGATGATTGCTTAGTTTTTGCCACTACAAGCATTGCTCTGTTCTTCATTCATCACCTCCCATGATTACGCTGAATTACTCTGTTGCAGATCTTTTGCAAAAAGCACTTGATCGCATTCAAGACCATAAAAGTGCAGAAGCAATTCCGTATATCGAGATTGCGATCGAATCGCTTGAACAAGAAAAGCCTGCAGTAATAAAATCTTCTATTCCGCAGGAACGATCTAAGTCATTAACCAAGTCAAATGCTGATTCAATTCAAGGTGTTATACCTCTTAGCGTTACGTCTCGTAAAGTGTATGATCATGTTTGTGATTATATAAACCAAATTCCTGTAGGCGGTGAATTTAAGTTTATTGATGTTAAAAATTATCTTAAATATGTTTTGGGCTTTAGCTTTAATCAAAGAATTAGCGACACTGCGTCTGATCATCTTAAAAGATTAACAAGTCAAAAATATCTTGAAAGACCGAACTTTAAGGGTAGAACCTATATTGTGATTAATCACCCTTATGTCGTGATTGATCGCCCTTAGTCATCACCTTCGCCAGGGGGATTGGCCAGGTAGGTCGCAAGTGTCCCAGCAGCGGACAATGCACCTGTCGCGCTAGTCCTCCATGCCTCTACACATTGCTGGTTGCCACAAAAAACACTACCAAATCCACCTACGGCGCTTAGCAATACGCAAGCACATAGGGAAAGTTGAATTTGTGTTTTATTCATTTTGTGTTTACTTGATATTTAAGCAGTACAATATCATTTTCTTGCCTCCTATCATTAGCCTCTAGTCTATCAACTCTTTGCTTTAGTGCACCGATTTCAATTAGCCCTAATCTTTGGTTATCGCTTAGCTCATTTAACTGGCTAGAAATTTTAACCAATCCAGCGCAAATTACACTCAAAAGAAACAGTATTATACCAGCCGTTAGCGGCTGATTCATGAAGCGCCATAGTTGATTCTCTTGTTGTGGCGCGGGTGCCATAGCGCTGGCTGTGTTACCTTAGTTTTCCCGTGGTTGACTCAATGGTGGTGTGCTATATTTGCTTGGGTAATGATGTGATGTGTTTAGTAGATTCCATGGTGGCACCGTCAGGGAATGGCTGCCGCGATTTGGGCGGTCAACGTTGCAAGACTTGCATTTAATAGCGTCAAGTTTATATTGGTGCCGATTGAATAAAAGTTAATCGTTGCATTGCAGAATCTTGCAGGAGCTGTAACGGTTCTAGCAAAAACTGCAATGTTACTTGCTGTTGGTGCTGATGATGGTGTTGATGTTGTAGCGCTGGTAACGCCATAAATAATACCGTTTGCGTTGTTGGCGCCGCTGCGGCTGATGCCAAGAAAACCGGTCCCAAACGCGGCAGAGGGGGCGCTAGTTATTGCGGGAAAAGGGCTGTTAGCCATCATGGCTATATTTTCGTTTCCGCCGTCAAGGGCTCCGATTTTGTAAATAAGACTTGCGCCTTCCACTGTGCTTGAAATGTCCCCTATAAAAACTTGCGTTGTGTTTCCAGTTGCCGGAGAAGTGACATAACAAGATACATGTTTGCTATTTTGTGGGTCCGCATTACCTGCTCTCTGTGTATCAAGAAAATTGTTTGTTCCGTTACCTCGCAGGCCCAGCTTCCGGTCGTAGACCCATCCTCCCGCTGTTCCCCCTCGTGTCGGAGTTGGACCAACAAGCGGCACCATCGCGCCGCTGATTGTGCGTGCGCCCATCATGATCGGAGCGGCCTTAATGATGCTATTAGCCTGGCTGAGCACTCCGCCACTGGTGCCCAAGGATCCATTGTCGATGCAACTGGTGATGAAGTTTGAATAAGCATCTCTTACTGCAGTCTCCAGCCCTAGATTATTTCCGGCCGCAACGTCGGCGGCAATAACCCGATCAATGTAATCCTGTACCGGGCCGCTATAAAGCACAAAGCTTGCCGGATTTCTTGCGAGGAAAATAACACTCATTGCGGCGGTTCTAGCGTATAAAGGTCGGCCAGCCTGTGTTGAACCATCAGGCCCTGAAGCTCAGTTATGTCTTCAGCGGAAAGAGCAATATGGCTAAATAGCAACCAGATGGCGGCTTGAAATGATTCTACGTTCTCCCTGCCACTTTTGTTCTCGTTTAACGCAGCTAAGAAGGTCAAAGCTGCATAAGACAAGTCTCCTGATTTGTTTGGCGTGTTTGTAACATTTCTATATGCTTGACTTATAATAAGATCATCATAGAACCCCTGATAATTCGTCGGGAGTTGCTCAATCTGCCAGCCGTGGATCAGCTGGCCATTCTCGAAGTCCAGCGTTTCGGTGGCCACAGCAGTCTCCCCCACGGCAAGCGGGGGAACGGGCTGTTGGATCACTTCCAGCTCGTACCACGGAGGTTGCACAAGGCCTTCGATTGGCTCTCCCTCCAGTCGGGGCCAGGGCTTGACCTGGCGGGTTTCAATGTTGGCGATAATAAATTGGCCCATCTCAAGAAGTCCTCCTGAAGGTAAAATGCAACTGCAGATAAGTTCCGCCGCCACTTGCTTGATCTATGTAGATCCGCAAGACGTTTGCCAATGTTCCGGATGTTATTGATAGAACAGGGCTGTTTCCAGTCGATGTTCCACCAACATTGATCTGCGGCTTTGTGCTAAATATGGTCACATTATCAAGAGTTACATTAACAATGATTGGGTTTGTGGTTGCAGCCGCCTCACACGTTAAGGCAGCGCTGATGATATTGTAAGAAAATGGAAGTGTAAAAGGTAGAATAAGTGCGCTAGAGTTTCCTGTTGGCGCTATACCGTAAGTCAAAGGAATGATAAGAGTTGTCGCGTCTCGCTGATGCTGGTGATCAATCGGCGCAGCGAATTCAGACGAGCCAACCGCCGCCGTTGCTGCTAGGCCTAGTGGTGCACTGGTGCCAAGCGCCAGGTTGGAATTCCCGGTCCCCGCGCCGATCGCATTCCGAGCATCGGCTTGGCTTGCTGCTGTTGCCACCGCCCGCCCAATGGTGGTGGTGGTAGCAGTCCACCATGCCGCAATGGCCTGGCCAACGCGCTGAGCGGTCCAAGCCCGGCGAGTGGTGGCCGATCGAGCCTCAGCCTCGGCCTGGCCCACCGTCTCTGCGGACCACTCCCTAGAGTCCGACAGGCGTGCATCCGTGCTGGAAACGCCTCCAACATCAGCCGCAGATAAAACAATGATTCCAGTCTGCCCATTTACACTTTGAACAGGTACAATAGGTACGGGAATTTGAACCCAATTTCCCAAGATCGAAGCATTATCACCACTTAAAATCCACTGACCAACATTGCCGGTATCAGTGCGTAGACACCAGTCGCCACGCTGACCGGTTAGCGCCAGCATTGCGGCCTGACTATTAACGGCTCCCAGGTAATCGCTAATTGCAATCGCAGGGATCTGAGCAGTGGGAATGACTCCGCCAACTAGATCGGCTTTGATGCTTAAATCAGGCTTGTTCGTTAGATCGTTATATGATCCTGTGGAGGCAACTGCAGCAGCGCCAATATCAGCAGGCGTGATCAGTGTATTGCGCCATAAGCCGTCTGAATGACGCGCTAGCACTGGCCTAGGAGCGCCTACGGCAGGCGGATTGCCGGCAATCAATACATCATGAAGTTCGTACAACTCCGGGCCATTAGCAACCTTTATAGCAAGAATGCCGCTTGTTCCCGGTCCTTTTTTAATGCACCATCCAAGAATAACGCCATGCGCAGGCTGTGTTGGTCTTGTGCTAGTTGTTTGTCCTGCAACTTCAGACAAAAATACAAGCTCACCCTCTACAAGGTGATCAGTGTTAACTCCACTGAGCGTGCCTGACGTTTGCACGATACCATCTGAATTATGGGGAATTGCAGCCTGAGCAATTCCATAGGTGTTGGCCGCTGTTAACTCGTCTGACGCATCGGCTAGCGCGACTAGCAGCGTAGTTCCAGATGAGCCAGGCGATGGAATTCTAACAACAGCGCCTTTTGGTATTTCAACCCCGGTTGTATTTCTAACGCGCTCAATAGTTTTTGTTGCTGTATCTACTGTTATAGAATCAAGCTTGATCTTGTCAGCGCTGGATTGCAATCCAGCCGCCAAAGTTGTTGCCAGCGGCAAGGTTACATCATCACCCGTGCTACTCGAAAGTAGCCGCGTAGACGGATCGTAAGACAGATTAGTGCCTGCGCTTCCAGATGCAACTAGCACACCATTTACAATAGATAATCCAGCGCCAATAGATACTCTAGCAAGTTGACCGTTGGTGCCAGATGTTACAATACCAACCGCACCAGAGGCAAAGCCAGATAGCGTTAGCCCAGCAAATGTAGGCGATGCTGCGATGCCAAGCGCTTGAGGAAGGCCTACTTGTTCTAGTTCGACTAATTTATACAGATAAGGCGTATTGCCATCCTTTACAACCGCATATTCTGCCATCCCAACTCCCGATGGCAGTCCCACCCCAGGCGGGCCGGGGATCGCAACATTCACCACCGCCGGGCAGCTCATGGGTCCCTCCTGCTGGTGCGTAGGGCCACGACGACCGGGCCTGTTGCAATGGTGTGGTCATCGGCGGCGGTGGATCCGGGTGGCCAACCGCCGCAATCAAAACGATAAGTCCTGCTAGTTTTAAGCGCATTAACTAAAGCTTCAGGAAAGATTAAGTCTAGCACACCACTTGATGGGGTTGCTCTTATTGTGACCGGCCACACATTACGCCCTCTTGTATCACTTACGGTTGCATTTATATCCCAATCAATAAAAGGCCATGGCTGAGTCTCGGCAGTATCTTGCCAAAAACGAAGCGGCAACAAGGCATCTATGCCCTGCTCCATCTGCCAAGTTGTTGTAACCCAAGCCATGGCGTTACACTTGTTGATCTAGTTTTCCCGTATTATTCTTGCCATGCTTCATCTTGTGGTGTTTCTGGATTATCAGCGGCAAACTTACCTTCATCGCTTCGAGCGCGTTGGCGTTTGGGCTTTAGATTGATCACGGGCTTGGATTCTGCTTCTTTCTCCTCTTCAATAGGTGCATCTTGCTCATTTTGTTGGTGCAAAAACCTAACAAAATTTTCGTTAGCTTCTTGGCTAGCATGAGGATTGAACGCAAATGATTGAGTCATGATTGGCGGTGAGAAATACTAAAAAAGGGAGGATTTCTCCTCCCATTGTAGCGGTTGACGGTTCAATATCAAACGGGTTGATAGTGAATCATGGCTCCAGTGGTGTTAGCGGGAACAGCAAGGCCATTGCCTCCCTCACCCGTGCCAGTGCCGGCCACAAGGCGGATGGCCACAACACGAGGATCAACGGTTAGCGCAGGAGACGCTGCGGCTTTCACAGCAGCCTCCAGAGAAACCTTGTTGAAGCTTGCTTCAGATGGATTTGTTCCGGCAAATGAAATGCTTCCGATGCGCACATACCCAGAAGGGTTGGCATCAGCGAGCACTCCACCGATCGGAACATGCGCCACCTCGATGAAGTATCCGCCAGATGCGTTAGACAACGCACCGACAGCCACGATGAGCGCGTTAGGCTGGCCATTGAGCTTGTCTTGCAGCAAGCGCGCGGCGCCAGTGCGAGTTTCGGCTGCAACACCTTCGCCATCACGAACAGCCCCAAACAGAATGTTTTCACGGCTGCGAAGGTAAGGCCTTTGAAGAAAGATGCCGGTAGGGCGGGACATAGTTACCTCGGATAGGGTGGTTTAACGATCACAATCAGGCGGTAATATCCGCCAATGTGATACCAGACAAGGAAGCAATCGAGTTGGGATCCTCAACAACAGCGCCACAGTGCCACGTAAAGCGAGTAGCGCGAGTTGCGGTATTAAACGACTCTGGAAGGTCGTAAATCACCAGCCCAGTAGTAAGCTCGCCGCTTTCGCTGTAGACAGGCCCCTGAATGCCGCTAGTGAAACCTTCGCCCATCCGAACACAATAAATTGTGGTCGTACTGTTAGATTCAGTGAAGGGCTGAATCGGCAGGTTGTCATCCCGCACATCAGTCTCAATCAATGGCACGCCGTCATACATTTGAGCAGATCGGCCAAGCTGATCAATACCCTGAATGTACAAACCGCTTACGCCAATGTTGCGAACTGCGGCGCCGAATTTGGTCTTCAATTTTTTGGGAAGGATGAGTACCTTCTCATCATTGGGACCGTCTACTTCGGCGATCAATTCATCCAACTTGCTGAGCTTAAGACCAGCGCCACCGCTAGCATTGACGAGCTGTTGAGAACTCGGAATTTGCTTCCGAATCCCATCCATTTCGCGACCACCACTTAAGGCATCATTGCCGTTCAAGAAGTCGCTTTCAATGGCCAGTCGCAACGACTGAACAGCAGCCACAACCTGTCGATTATGCGTGCTTTGGCCCATCAGTGCCAGCTTCGAGGAGTCAGTGCGAATATCATGGCTGTAAATGTGCACATTTTGCGCACCTTTCACAGTGTTGCCCTGTCCACGCTCGCTTGCTTCATCAAAGAGGCGAGCCTTAACCTTGGGCAGCTCATCTTGCAGCGCAAAGTTATACGTCATCCCAGGAATATCTACCCATGGGATGAGACCAGACAATGGACCATTGCGCAGGATTTGCAATGCAGCAAGCTCAAGCGCTGGAGCGCCAAGTTCAGCGCGGGCCTCAAAATGAGACCAAAGAGTAGTGGAAGACATTGGTTACAAGTAGCGAGAGGGTTGCCAGTTGCGAAAATTGCGATCTTCGCTGGCATCGCGCCATTGAATACTGCAATCACAAAAGCTCTCTGATGTCGCATCAAAAAGCGGATAGATTTGGCATCGCGCCTAACCTATCCGCAGTTTTCCCGGTCAATAGTTATTATCGACCGCTGTAGTGCATGTCTAACAAATCACTCGGACGGATTTTCTTCAAATCCTCCACGCTCTTTGTCGTCACAGTGCGCACATTGCGTGCCCCCTGAATTCCGCCGCTACCTTCTCCGGCTTTGGATTTGAAATACTGCGCGACAACAGGAGACTTGTCGGCTACGGAGTCGAGCCACTTGACCGGATCAACGGGCCTGCCATCTTCCGTGATCGGATCTCCATCGCGATCAATGACGACAAGATCATTAATCTTGTCATCCCACCTGAAGTGGTGTTGACCATGCACGCGCCAATAGGCCTCAAATGATGTGAGGCCCAACTCGGAATCAACCTCCTCAAGGCCCTTGTTGAGTCGGAAAATTTCCTGCGCCTTAGATCTGGTCAGCAGGTCAGTGCGCTCTCTCTTGGCAGCTTCGGCGGCTTGCCTTGCAGTGCGAACCTCAAGATCGGCCTTTTCGCGAATCCGTTTTGTTGCCTCTGCAGTTTCACGCTCCTTTTCGGTAAGTGCTCGTTGAAGCTCGTCCGCACGCTGTTGTGTTTGTTTGTATAATTCAGGATTGATTTCTGCAACAGCTTTAAGCTGTTCCTTGAGTTGAGCTAACTCACGTTCGCGTTCCTTTCGCGTTCGCCGTTCGCGCTTAAGAGCCTTCTGGCCCTCAGTGCCAAGCTCTTGATCGTCTTCATCGGTCTCAACGGGATCAATGGCGTCATTGTCCGAATCGCCACCTCCTCCGTCCGATTGTTCATCCTGATCCGTGTCAACAGAGAAAAAAGGCAGATCCTCGGCAAACGGGAGCTTGTTGAGCCAAGATTTTTTCATGGGAAACCGGTGAATCGCTCAGCCGGTATAGGTTGCAGATCTATTTTTCCCGATTGCTATAGCTTGGCTTGCCTTACTGCTTCGGCAATAATGCGGTTTTCGTCCTCTCTTTTTTTTAGCTTGGCTCGATTCGCAAGCGCAATCAAGGCAGACATTTCGGTCGCTTGCTCGGAGCGCGATTGATCAGATGTTTGCATAGTTCTCTTTAGAAGCAAAAATTAAAAACTTTTCTTGAAGTGATACAATGCTGGTGCTTGTCACGTTTAATAAAATCTCATCAAGATGTGTATTAGCGGAAAAATTCACAACAAACACTTGATTCCTTTTATCGTTTCTAGGTGACACTCTGTAAACCGCCGTCATAAATCCACGAAGATCTTCTGGTAAAAGGCTTTCCGAGAAGACAGGAAGATTGTCATACGGAGGATAGTACGATCCTCCGTATAACTCGCTGTTAAGAATTTTAGTTACACCCACAAGTATTGGCACGTCAGGGAAGGGCCCAAGTTGCCGCACATGCAAAATTCTTTTGTTGCGGTAGTCAAGGCCGGAACTAAAACCATCTGCGTCAAACCCGCGCCGATTTTCACTGCTTTTGATTCCGCTAAATGTAAACGATTCGCTTCCAGTTTCTTTCCATACAACGTATAAAAATTTATAGCGAGAAGGAATCGAGCAATATACAGACAGTTTATAACTCTGAAAATTATTAATGCCATAAGCTGGATTCACGAATCGAGGAGGATTCCAGTCTGAACACCACACATATTCTCCTGTTTGTTCATCCTGCAGTCCACTTAGCTGTTGTGTAATTGTAAAACCTAACCTCCTTGATTCATCGGAATCAATCTTTATTATTGGCGTTCCCGAACCTGGATAGATAAAGTCATCTTCTTTGACTACAGTAAGTTGCGTTGGAGGATTTGCAAAGTTAAACTCATCATATCTTGTGTCTATCGTTCCTTTTTGAGTATCAAACAATCTTTCTTGCTCAGAGTAATCATACGAACGACGATACTCTACTCGCGTTTGACTTTCCTCTCCTTGATCCCTAAAAGTCTTTAAGTATTTTGGTTTATTTTGTTTTATCGCAAATGCATAATCAAAACTGTATTGCTTTGTGCCTGTAATGATGCCGCTACATGGCGCAGCATAGTCGTATGCAAGTGCGCGATCAAAATACTCTTCTATTGCAGCCCATGTAAATTCATTTTTTGCCTTAGGTAGCGCTATCGCTGGAGGCTTGTATTCAGGTACCGCACTTTTCCATGGCTCAACTAATCCATCATCCAGCACGCTAATGCGCTGCTGAATTTGTGCGTTGGTTTTGTTTCTGCTTTCTCTGCTCAAAAGCCTGTTTCTGTTAATGCTTTGACTGATCCTTGCAGCTTCAAGCAGATCAGGCGGCAAGTCAATACCAATTCTTGTTGTCATTATAATGGGCTGACGGTTATATCATTTGACAACAGGTTTATTGCGTAAGGCTTAGAAACGCCAGGTGCTAGCGCAACTGTTTCAGGTTCAATAATTAGGTAGCTGATGTAGGTGTTCCATGTTGTAACACCCCCAGATAAAGTGCCAAGCACAAGGTAAGCTCTATTATAGGAAAAACCCGCGCCAGATGCTGTGAATGTCAGTGTAATATCAGGCGACTTAAACATATTTATGGCGCTATCATAACTGCCAGCCGCTGGCGTGAACAACTGCCTTGCATATCCATTGGCAGATGCTAATTCAACAGCATCCCATTGTGCTGTTGTTGAGTTAATCGTTAAAGCCGTATCAAAAGCCAAGCATAATCTAGCTGGCTTCCCTTGATAGGATAATTCGTAAACTCTGCCTAACTCGGATTGACTGCATTGAGCAATGGATGCCATGATTGATTGTTTTAGTTAATTTTCCCGCTTAAGGATTGGGGAATGATGTTGGTGGAGTGAAGTTGTCTGTGTACAGCACTTCACTGGTAATCCTTATCGGTCCAATCTTACCATTAAAATCAACATAACTGCCGGAACCATCATCAAAAACGCGCCCAAGTGCCAGTTTGTTAGCTGTTGCACCATTAAACTCTTCAAAGTAGTTTAGCAGAGAAGAATACATTGATCCATTGATGAATGTTTTGAATGTGTAGTTGCTAAAGACAAAAGCAAAGTGAACCTTTGTGTTGGCAGATGCTGTTATTCCAGTTGGATTAGTAAAGCCATATTCGCCTACGGTCCACTCGGCATTTATCATGCTAAGAGAGATAAAATCAATATCATCACTAGACAACGATAAGACACCAACCCAGTCATCCCAGCCATACGGGACCGTAAATGGAGTAACAAACCCTTCAATTGTCCACGCTCCCGATTCTCCGCCCGGCAGTGCCAGCAAAGAACTGTTTGCCACAATATAATCACCATTGCCGTCTAATAGCAGCTCATTGTTATTAATTTGCGCGTTGCCATAGGCAGTTACAGGTATCTCATTTGCGCTTAAATCAGTAAACACAGTGCTTCCATTGCTTCCGGTCATTTGAAGCAAAAATAGCAGCGTTGATGCTGTTTCACCCGCTAACATTACGCCAACTTCAACGCCAGCCGTAATTCGTGCGGCTTCATATCTAAAAACATACATTGCGCCAACAGTAACACCACCCGTAACAGTTGTTGCAGGCAGATCGGGCAGTATCGCCTCATACGTCAACCCAACACTAATTCCGCATGAGACAGGCAAGGTTTCTGTGTAAGGCTTAACAATAGTAGATGGGTTTAGCGTTGCCGCTGGTACTGCAGGTTGATTGACAGGAAGTAGCGCAAACAACGCGCTTAGATTAACGTTAAATGGATTAAAGCCTTGAGGAATCGCTATTGCATTAGCGGGCTTTGGATTGGCATTGGTGGAAATTGTATTCAGTGTTGGCAAAGATGTAACACCGGTCGGCAATGGAAACCAAGCATTGTTTATATTGCCATCAATTGCTCCCCAGAATAAAGCGTCAATAGACACAACAATGCCGGAATCACTTATTGTCCACGTTGTGCCATTAACCCGATAAGCAGCGGTGCAGCCATTCATTCGTATATAAAATAGATCAAATGGCGCAGATGGTGCATCAATCAGTCGGAGCTGAATACCTGGGC